ACCTCGCCAATCTGCTGGCTCAACAGGGGAACACGTCCGCGGCGGTGGCGCATTATGAACTCGCGCTCCGCCTTGATCCCGGCCACGCCAAAGCCCACACGAATCTTGCCAACCTGCTTGCCGCGCAGGGCCGTGTTGATCTCCTCGCGCTTCGAGAGCACGTCGTCGAGGAGCATGGCGCCGACGAGCGCGCGCAGCGTCGTGATCGCGATCCCGCGCGCCGCGCCCTGGTGGTCCGCCACGTTGAGGACGCTGGGGAGGGGGTCGACGATCTTGTGGTAGATCAGCAGGTCGATCGAGACGTGGGCGTTGTCGACGGTGATCGTCGTCTGGGGCGGGATGTCGAAGAAGCGCTCGCGCAGGAGTGCGTCAGACGCCTGATCCTTGAAGATGCCGGAGCCGCTGGCCGCAGCGCGCTGCACGCCGGCGCCCGCCAGAAGCTCGCGCCAACGACCGGCGGAATCCGCATTGGTCACGTCGACGGTTTCGGAGTTGAACGCCAGCCGCTTGGTGCGCAGCCCGGCGATGGTGACGAATGTGCCCGCCCCGTCCGGGTCGAGCTTCAGCAACAGATCCTTGCCCTTCTGAGCAACCATGAAGGCCTCCAGGTAAAATGTTCAACGATGTCGGTGAATTCAGGCCGCCGCTTCGGTCAGCGCGCGAAATCGGATCAGCCCGTGATGGACGTCATTGTCGTCCTCGTGGCGAACCTCGGAATATTCGGCCCGAAGCCGGATCAGCGCATGGCCGTCCAGCGTCAGTGCCGCGTCGTCCAGCGCCGCGCGCACCGTCTCGAGCAGTGCGTGGCATTGCGACTTGCCGCGCTCCTTCGACCACACATGCAAGGTGACGAGATGTTCCGCACCGCTTTCCGTATCGGTCGACCAGTCATAGACGCTGGTCCGGCCGAAGGTCAGGTAGGGGAATTTGGCATTGGCAGGGGCCTGGTCGTAGAGTCGGACTTCGTCCATCGCCGCCATCAGTTCGGCATTCGCCTGCAACGAGGCGAAGACGGCCCGCTGAAGTTCAAGTGCCGCGCTTGTCATCCGTCCCCTCCTCGCCCGTCCGACGCTCCCGTTCGCCACGATAGCCGGACGCAACGTCATCCGCCATGCCATGCAGAAGGCTGCGCAGGCTTCTGACGAGATCGTCGCCGGTCGTGCGTATCGCCGCCTTCATGTGCCGGTCTCCCGCGTTTCGCACACCAGATATCGCCCGGTCTCGTCGGGATCGATCATGGTCTGGATCGAAAAAACGCGTTCGCCGCGACGAAACCGCATCCGCCGGAAGATGCCGTTGCGGTGGCGAATGATGATGCGGTGCGTGATGTCGACCTGGAGCTGGTCCGCGCCGTAGCGCGTGCGTGCGCGCACCGGCTCGACATGGGCGAACAGCGTGGCCACCTCGATCCATTCGCGCACGACACCACCTGCCCCGTCGCCGCTTTCGATCGCGTCTTCCACGATCAGTTCGATGCGCAGCATCCCCGGATCGATGAATTGCGCCATCACGCGATCCTCCTGCATTTGTAGGGCGCGATCAGCCGCTCGTAGCCGGCCGGATAGGAAACCGGCTGGCCGGACGCGCCATAGACGCCGCGAAACTCGTACCAGTGCGCGACGAGCACCAGTACGGCCCGCTTCAAGAGGTCCGGAACATCGGTTCCTGCTTCGCCATGGCCGGCGACGAATTCGACTTCGATCCCGTTCAGCGAAGCGGTCGGCGCGAGCGGCGTTTCGAAATGAACCCGCGCCGGGCGCGACGCTGCGTCGACCGAATAGCTTGCCGGGTCGACGACCGATCCCTCGCCATCCTCGCCGAACACCGTCACCGACAACACGTCGCGCACCGGGTGCGGCGTCAGGCGAACGATGCGGTCACGCGGAAGCCTGTCGAGCACCTTGCGCCAGGTCTGCGCCATCAGCGCCAGCCCCGTCGCCGCCTCCACCTCCTCGCGCGCCGCGCGGATCAGCCCGGTCACCAATTCGTCCTCGCTGTCGTGCTGGAGGCGCAGATGGGCCTTGGCCTCGGCCAGCGTCACCGGCTCGCCCTCGGGGCCGGTCGTTCGAAATGCGGTCATCGCCACCTCGGTTGTCGGGATTAAAAAGGCCCCGGCAGCGGCTGCCGGGGCCGGACACGTCGTTCACGCAGTCGGGAGAGACCCTGCCCTTACGCCGTGCCGAACTTCAGGAGCTTGATCGCGTCGAAATCCTGCACTCCGCCGCCGACGCGCTTGGTCACGTAGAAGAGCACGTAGGGCTTGGCGGAGTACGGGTCGCGCAGCACGCGCACGCCCGCCCGGTCGACGACCAGATAGCCGCGCCCGAAATCGCCGAAGGCGATCGGCGTCGCGTCAGCGCCGATGTCGGGCATGTCCTCGGCCTCGACGACCGGGAACCCCATCAGCATCGCACGCGCGCCCGCGGCGGCCGGCGGCTGCCAAAGATAGTTGCCGTCGGCGTCCTTCAGCTTGCGGATCGCGGCCTGCGAGCGGCGGTTCATCACCCAGTTGGCGTTCTGGCGATAGCCGCTCTTCAGGGCATAGACCGTATCGATCAGCACGTCCGATGCGTCCTCGGCCGGCAGCGCGCCGGCCACACCTGTCGCGACATGGCCGAGGCTGCCCCAGGCCCAGTCGCCTTCCGCCACCGAGCCGTAGTCGAGGAAGCCGCGCGGCTTGTTGACGCCGTCGCCATTGACGAAGGCCGCGCCTTCCTGCTCGGCGAAAGCCGTCTCGACCTCGGACGTGATCCAGTCGCCGAGATCGACGATCGAATCCTCCAGAAGTGCGGCCGTCGCCGCCGGCATTGCGTAAAGCTCCATGGTCGGGAACTGCATCTCCTGCAGCGCCGCCGTCGCGGTCTGCGGACGCGCCGCCATCTCGCCGACCCAGCCAACCGCCGGGCCATTGACCGCGAAGGGCTTCTTCAGGACGGCGCCGGAAACCTGCCTCACCGTCGCGATCGAGCGGATCGGCGAGAGTTCCCGCAGCCTGGCGCCGATCGCCGTCTCGATCTCGTCGGGCACGAGATAGCCGCCATCCTGGCCCGAGCCGTAACTCATCGCCTTCTGTTCCAGCTCGCGCAGCGAGCGGTCCTCGCCGGCCC